CCACCAGATATAGAAGTAGAGCTTTAAGAATTTAAGGTAAAACTAGTATAATAAAATAGAGGAACTTTATTATGGCATATATAGGAAATAAACCCCCAGCAGTAAGCAATTTAATAACTGATATAAAAATCGGTGAAGATGACGAAACTAAGATAGATTTCGCAGATGCTAATACTATAAACTTTCATGCTAATAACTCGAAAGAAATGGTATTAGTAGAAAATGCGTTGACTCCAGGAACAAGCGATGGTATTGCATTAGGTACAACTAGCCTTATGTGGTCTGATTTATTCTTAGCTAGTGGTGGAGTAATGAATTTTAATAATGGTAATGTAACCATTACTCATACAAATGGCACAGGACTAACTATCAACAGTACAAATAAACTTATGTTTGGAGATTCAGCTTCATTTATTCAACAATCAGCAGATGGCACATTAAAAATAGACGGTGAAGCCATAATTGATTTAAATGCAAGCACAAGAGTAGACGTATCAGGTGACCTTAAAGTAGGTAGTAATATTGAATTAGGAAATGCGTCAGATACTACACTAGCAAGGTCAGCTGCAGGTGAAGTAACTATTGAAGGTTCTTTAATTAAAAAAGCAGGTGTAGAAAATATATGGGTTCCAGCACAAGCTATGACTCCTAGAGATAACGCAGGATGTGCTGCTTTAACTACAGTAGCAGCAGGTACTAATGGTAGACCTGACTTTCATGTTTTAGATTTTGATAAAGATTCTGATGAACATGCACAATTTTCTATAGCAATGCCTAAATCATGGGATGGTGGAAACATAAATGCTTACTTCTATTGGATTGGTATAGCAGCAACCACAGGTGTAGCATGGGGAACACAAGTATTATCACTTAACGATAACGAAGAAATAGATGCCGCATACGGCACAGCAGTTGTAACCCAAGATGATTCACAGGGTGATGCTACAGAATTACTCATTAGTGCTAAATCAGGAGATATAGCGTGTAGTGGTGCTGATGGAGATTTATTATATTTCCAAGTATTTAGAGATGTAAGTGATGGCAATGATGATATGGCAGGAGATGCAAGGTTAGTTGGTATATTATTTGAATACACATCAAGTGCTAGTACGGATGGGTAATGTCTAAGTTTGGATATCAAGTATTAGGTTTCGGTAGCTATACATCAGCAGGTGGACCAGGTATATGGGCAAATGTAGGAGATACTATTAGCAGCAATAGATATATGACTGTGATTGCTGGTAACGCTTCTGCAGCATTAATTTTTGGTGGTGCTAATCCTGCGACAAATGTTGTTGAAACTTGGAATGGAAGTTCTTTTACAACATTATCAGAAACATTAGCTGCAGCAGCTTCTGGTGCTACAGGTGGTGGCACACAAAGTAGTGCAATAAGTATTAGTGGAACTAGAGGAGGGTCATTTTCAACTGGTTGTGAAAAATGGAGTGGGAGTAGTTTTGCAACTGCTGATGCATTAAACAATGTAGCGGCTGCACATTTATGTGGTGCAGCAGAGGACAAAGATAATGCTTGGGCATGTGGAGGTTATGATGGTAGTACTAATGCAAAACATGAAATAATGAGAAGTGCTTCTTGGACTTTACAAAGTACAGATATGCTTACTCCTAGGTATTATTTGGCAAATAACGCTTGTGGTTCATCAGGAAATGGTGCAGCAGTTACAGGCAGCACAGGTTCACGGTCTGCTAAAAATGAAGAATATACTTATAGTTCTGGCTCAAGTGGTTCATGGACTACAAATACAGATATCACAACAGCATTAGATGAAAATCCAGCTTGTCTTGGAAAAACAAGTGCAGATGATTTAGTAGTTTTTTGTGGAGAAGCTGCGGGTGGTCCAGATGGTGGTACATATGAATATAGTGCAGGTACCTGGACTACAGGCAATACATACCCACAACCTGCAAGAAACAACTATGGTGGTGGTCCTACAGGAAATGGAATGTCAGTTGGTGGTTATAGGGAAGATGGGGCTGGATATATAGATGATGCATATAGTTTTACAAGGGCAATTAGCACATGAAGTATTGGGAAATAGAAAATATAAATGCCAACACATTTGTAGGTAATGAAATAAAAAGATTTGATGTAAAAAGTTATGGTAAAATTATTATTACTAATGACAAGTGGGCAACAGGTAACTGGGCTACAAGAGTAGGTGCAACTGAAAAAACAAAAGCAGAAGCACAAGCTATTTTAGATGACAGAAGAACTACAGTTATAGCAAACTGGGATACCGATGCAAGAAGTATAGATACACAACCAGAAAGAGTGGTATTACCATGAACGAATTTCCAGCACTAAATAACGAAAACGCAAAGAAAATGGAAGCGTTGCGTGAAGAAGTTGAAGATTCTTATATAAAACAACAAGTGTACAGAACAGAAGCACAGATGCGTTACTCTGTTTTAAATGACAATAGCTTTCCTACAAAAGCAGGCAAGTATTGGCAATGTGTAAGAGAACAAGCAAGTATGTATGAAAACTTAGCATGGTTATCTTTTGAATATAGAAAAGACAAGATTACTTTAGAGAAAACAAAAGAAATACTAGAAAACACAACAGATAAATATGAAAAACAATTCTTGCAACTAGAAATAGAAAAATTAGAGTGGCAATTAAGAAACCATGAAAGAGTTGGTAATGACCGAGTAAGAGAAATAGAAACATGGTCTAAACTTAAAAAAGAACTAGATGATGGTAGCTTTGATACTAAAAATGTAGAAACAGATAAACTAGAAGATATGTACCAATCATTATTAGCAAGAGCAGAAGTGTTAAACCCACATCATGGTCCTAGTGAAATATTAAACGTGCATGGTCCACTAGATACAATAAAGAAAAATATAGATATGACTATGCTAGATGCAGAACACATGAAAAAAAGTTTAGAGTCTGAAGTTTAAAGATTTCTTTAAAAAAATAGTATAATAAGACATGGATAATGTTTTAGGGATTGACATAGAAATAGTAAAGGTATATAATACTTATTACAGAACAAAGTAATAGGAGTGACTATATGCCGATACAAAGCAAGACACATAAACATTATTGGAAAAACTCAAAGTGGTGGCAAGATGATGATTATGTGGAGTTTCCAGTCTTAACTTATAAGAAACATTATTCTAGAACCAAAACTATAGAAAGAAAAATCAAGAGTTTATTAAGAAGAGGAAAACCTTTCTTACTGAACACTAACATCCTTACGGGTGATGATATACTTTATGTGAGTGGTTTTAACGAAATGGTGGAACCATACAGAGATGCTTCTGAGGAATGCAGAGAGGTATGGCAAGCAAAAAAAGAAGAGGGGCATTATTTACATATAAGTAATTGTCTACCATTCTTAAATGGTCTTAGACCTATTTGGGGCGAACCACCACCACAAAGAAAACGAAGAACCTCTATAAAAAGAGGCATTAGTTCTAGGAGAAATGCGTAATGCAAGAAGAGCTTAAAAAAGATTTAGAAACATTAGAAAAAGAGGGTCAAGAACTAAGAACCCAACTTGCAAGTTTAGATACCCAAAGACAAACATTAATTGCAAGAATACAACAAGTGGACGGGGCGGCAGCTTACCTAAGAGGTAAACTTGGAACTGTTCCAGAAGATATAGCAGAAGAAATAGCCGAAGAAAAGTCAGATGAAATAACGGAGGATAATTCGGAGGCTTAAAAAATGCCAACATCGGCAACACCATATTTTGACTTTGTAGAAGTTTTTGACGGCAGTTCATTTACTGATAGAACATTAGAAGCTCAATCACCAGGGGGAACTGCATTTTCAGTGCTAGAAGGTACTGATGATTTTTTATATTTAGGAGACGCTTCTAGATTTGATATGGCAGTATTTGAGTTAGCAGGTAATGGTAGCTTAGGTACACTAAAATATGAATATTGGAATGGTTCAGCATTTACTGAATTTACACCTTTATCAGCATCATATCAGGTTGACCCAGATGACAATGAAGATACTATGTATAGTTTTTCAGGGGACGGAGCAGAACAAATACCTGTAGGCAGACTTGCCAATTGGGCGACTACAACTATTGATAGTGAAAGTGCTTTTTGGATACGTATAAGTAGTCCAACTTCTGTCACCACAGCACCTTCAATAAAAAGCATTAAAAAGAGAGGGATTAATACTTATTGTGCCCCTCCTGATGTATACAGTCTTTTACAACTAGAGGGTGTGTTAGGTAGTGATAACTTTACAAGTAGCACAACACCATCTTTAAAAACTGTAGAAACTTTAATAAATGAAGCAGAAAGTAAGATAGACCACATAACAAGAAAGTCGTGGAGACCTAATATTGCATATAACGAATATCATGAGTTTAATATTAATGGTTTTAAGCTTGATAAAGCCGACCCTTATAAGATTGTAAACTTTAAAATTTGGGATGGTGGAAATTATGAAGCTAAAACCCAAGGTAGAAAAAGTGATTTCTTTTTAATAAAAGATACAGGCATGTTACATTTTTCAAGATATTTCTTATTACCAGCTAGATTTACATCTTATAATGCACCATTATTTAGATTTGGTGGGGGAGAGTTTACACAACCAATCAAAGTAGATTATCTGTACGGAAAAGATATACACACCGACACAAGAGAAGGTGCTTTAATTACAGAAGTTTGTAAAAAATTAGTAGCCGCTGATATTTTACGAAACGCTGATTTTGGAGATGTAACAGTAAGTGGATTAGATAGAGTTTCAATTAGTGAAAAAGTTAATCAATTTACGCAAGAAAGTATGGATGTATTAGATAGTCTAAGAGCTTTTGAGGTGTTTTAATGCCAAATGAACCGATGCCAGCTAGTGAAATTTTAGATGAGTTAAACTCACAGTGGAACTCTAGCAACGTAACTGAACCAAATTACATTGAAGTCACGGGTGCAAACGACCCTGTGCGATTTAATTTAAATAGAGCTGACTATATTATAGGTAGGGCAGGTTCACCTGAGATACAAGAAACTCCCATAGCTAACTATAAATACGGAAACAGAGTTTATAGAGTGGTATTGGAAGTATATACAAAAAATAGTCGGCAAAGATTATATAACTTAATGAGAGAAATTAGACGAGTGTGTCACGCTAGAGTGCACAGTTTAACTAATTTTCAAAGAATTACATTTAATCAGTTTACTGAAGACAACTCTGAACAAGCAAATGTGTGGGTGGGCTCAGTAGATATTGAATTAGTAAATAATGCTGTTTTGTTAGAAATTACCTAGCAGATTAGTATAATAAATAGAAGGAGATTAATATGGCAGTTTATCGGTCAGACCAAGCACAATTTACATACGGAACTGAGCACGGACAAGGTGGTCGTCCTGAACTTGCGTCTAACACAACAGAAACAAGTAGTGGATACTCTACAACTATGTCATCTGCAGCTAGTCCAGGAGACAGACAAATAAGTGTGGCTGCTGTGCCTACTGCAACAGGAACAGTTCAAGTAGGAGATTTTATACGTATAGGTAATGAAGCAAACAACTCTCAAATAAGAAGAGTAGAAAAATTAGATTCTTCAGCTAACGTATTATTTTTAGATGTGCCATTAGCTTTCCCAGTTGTTGCGAGCCAAGAAGTAAAAGAAGTAGATAGCGTGACAACGGCAGCAAATGACCAATTAATACATTGGGTGCCAGGAGTTTATGAAACAGTTGATGTGCCTGACCCAGAGATGGCTATTGAAGGTAGAAGACTACTAGGTGAGAGTGCAAAAAGAAACTTTGGTATTGCTTACAGTGCACAACAAACTTACAGTGGGTCTGTTGGTGGATTCGTTCTTTTAGATGGAACACCACTAAGATTCCCTATTGGAAATGTGCAAACAGCAGCTTTTCAATCAGATAACACTGATGCAATAGCAGCCATATCAGGTAACCCAACAGCAACAGCATCTAAAGGAGATATCTTCTGTACAACTTCATCAGGCACAAATATTGCAGCCGATGATATTTTAGTTTTTGGATATATTGGTTCAGGTCAAGCAATGACAAATGCAACAACTCAAGAAATAAGAAGAGTTGTATCTAAATCAAGTGATGAAATTAGATTAGATTATCCATTAAACTTTGCCCATTCATCAGTAACATTAAAAAAAGTGACTAGCTTGTCTTACTACAAACACTTAATTAGTGAAACAACTAACCTAGATACTCTATCATGGAATATAAAAATGGTAGATACCGATGAAAGCAATGAATTTACAAGAAGTTACTATGGTGGAATGGTAGATAGTGCCACACTAACTGGAGAAGAAGGTGGATTAGTATCATACAGTTGGGACACAGTTCCTTTTATGGGAATGGTACATAACCAAGGGGATTATGAAGGTGTGACTAATGATTTGACACAACAATATCCTGGTGGTCCAGCAGCTAGTGAACTTCCATTTTTTCATATGATGCAAACGATAGGTTCAGGTGCAATTGGTAATCCTTTAACTGTAGGTAGTGGTTCTGTAAATAAAAGTTTTGCAACCACTGAACCTTATTATTTTTCACAAGGTGAATTAAAAATGCATGGAATTACTTTTGCTAGAGTAAGAAGCTTTAGCTTAGGTATTTCAAACAGCGTTGAACCAAGATATTACGTAAAACCGATACACGGCAGACACAGAGGTCCAAACGAGTTAAGAGAACAAGCTAGAGAGTATTCGTTCTCTTGTACAATAGCTTCTGAAGAATCAGCAGCAGGGACTTCTACAGCAGAAAATGCAAACGCACTATTTAAAGAATTAATCCTAGAAGGTGATTATGGAACACCGTCTGCTGCAAATAAAGCAGGTATAGACATTGTTCTAACTTTCGAGAGAGGAACTAATGATAAAATAGTGGTGACAGTACCTGATGATGGGTCTGCAGCTAAAGGTCTGAATCAACAAGGAGCGTTTATTACATCTGCGAATCATTCGATAGATGGAAACAATCCAATACAAGCAGACGTAAATATGGTATTTAGGAATATGAAAATCGAGGTATTCGATACACTTCCTGTATACCCATAATAAATAGGAGGACATTTAATGTCAGATGAGCTGAAGACGGATGGCTTTAATCTTGAAGATTATCAGATTAAAAGAGGTCCAGAAAAGAAAACTATAACTATTGAAGAAACAGGAGCTTCTTTTGAACTTACTGTTAAAGAAATGTCTTGGAGCAAAAGAAATCAATTAATTTCAAAATGTATGAAATTTGATTCTAAAGGTAATACAAGTTTCCAAGCAGATGAATATGTTAGAAATTGTTTAAAAGATATGATAGTGCAAGCACCTTGGGGAGCGACCACAGAATCATTTTTACTAGGTATAGACACTAGATTAGGTGGAGCATTAGAAAGATTAGTTCCATCAGCATTTGGTGAAGACGATAAGGTTGACCAAGTAAAAAAAGAGTGATGAGGGTTCTGAGGGGGTCATCCGACCTGAATCCTCATGAAATGGTAACTTATAGATATTGGATGGTGGTGCTGTCATTGCTGAAAGATGGTATACCTTACGGAGTCATACAAGAGGCTACCGATGATGAGATATCTATCTTAGTAGGTATAAATGCAGCACTTAAACAAAAAGAAAATGAAGATATGGAGAGACAAGCTGCAAAAGCTTACTAAATAAATATGGCAGATAATTTAATTGCAAAATTAATGATTGATTCCACTGGTGGTAATGGTGGTGGAGGTGGTGAAGAAGAAGGAGGTTTCTTCCAAAAACTACTTGCACAGGGTAAGGAGATGGCGAAACAGGGCAATAAAAGGTTAAGAACCAGTTTAGGTATTAATCTAGGTATCGCCGCAATTCTTAAACAGTCACAGATATTTACAGGTCTTTTTGGTACATTATTTCAAATTTTAGGTGCATTAGCAGACGTATTATTAATGCCTCTGGTGCCATTCTTTTTACCACTAATAAAATTATTAGCTAAAGCTATTCCTCTTGTTCAAAGATATTCAGCAAACATCGTAGATGGTGTAGTGGGTATTTTTACTTTTATAGGAGATAGACTTAAGGGTCTTTTTAGTTTTCTTGGTATTGGTGGTGGTGATACATTTAAAAGTTATCTAGATGGTTTTGGAAGAGCTATTGTTGCATTATTTACTGTTGCAGCCCTTGCTAAAGTTACAGGTCTGTGGAGTTTAGTAAAAGTTTTCTTTGGAACTAAATTTGGTAAAAATCTATTTGCTAAATTTGTTGAGCCGATTAGAAAAAATATAATGTCTTATGTTACTAAAGGATTCCCTAATTTTATAAAAGGTATACCTGCCATGATTATAAAAGGTACATCAACTTTAATTAAAGGTGCTGGGCAGACTGTTGTAGAAATTATAAAAAGTTTATCAGGGATGATTAGTAAATTAATTCCTAATGCACTTAAAAACTTTGGTGCAAAAATTACTAGCACTTTAGGAAAAGTTATTCAATTTATAATAAAACCTTTTCAAGGACTTATAACTAAAATTGCAACAGGTTTATCTAAAATTCCTGGTCTTGGTGGATTAGGAAAAGGATTACTTGGTAAAGCAGCCACAGGAGCTAAATTTATACCAGGTCTTGGAGCAATAGTTACAGCAGGATTTGGAGTTAGAGATACTATACAGGCTTTTCAAGAAGGTGGTCTTAAATCAGGTTTATTAGAAGGTGCTGGAGCTGCAGTTAAAACAGCAGGAGCATTAGGTGGACTACCAACAGCGTTAATAACTAGTATAGTAACAGATGCAATTGTGGACAATCTTCAAACTAAAATTGTATTAGAACCAGGGATAGATGCTCAAGCTAAAGTAATTAATGAACGAAATGGTATGGAACAAACTTTATCTATGTATGGACAACAGGAGACTCTCTAATGGCATACGTAAGAGCGGCAAATTCAACTGAAACATTATCAGTATTACTTAGAAATGGTGAACATGATAACACTAACAGTAAAGAAGCAACTATAAAGTTTGCTTTAAAGTGTGATACGTTTGCTGTTAATATTGGTAAGACCCCTATTCAAATACCAATCCCAGGTGCATCTCCTGAATTATTAGATTTAAATATTTTTAGACCATCCGTTACCATATCAGGAGTGGTGGACACTGTTCAACCTAGTCCAACTACTTTAACAATTGGTGGAGAAACTTACACAATACCCTTTAAAAATCAACTTGAAAATGCAGTATACGATTTTGCAGCATCAGATGACTTGTTAGTAGAAGTAGAAGTTGGAGATACTACATTCCCAGCTAATGGTGATAACGGTTATTCATCTAATGTGATTGATAGTGCAGCTAGTCATACGGGTGGGGGTATATATAGAGTAGCCGTGCAAAGTGCACGATTTGGAGTCAATGCTGCTAAAGAAGACAGGTATGATTTTAGTATGCAGTTTATAGCGGCAGCAAGACAAGACTTTGTTGATAAACCAGGAAACTAGGAGGATACATGTCTATAGTAGGCAGTAGTGCAGGTAGAGCATCTTTTCAATATTTTAATGGTTCTAATTATGTAGAAGCACAAACTCCTGCTGGTAACAATGCATTAATGGAGTTGAGCGTTCAAGATATTATTTATAATCCAATGAAAGTTAGTGCGACTTTAATTAATAAAGCAACTAATCCTCGTTCAGGTACTGCGTCATCTACTAAAGGTAATCTGACAGGTATTATTACAGAATTTATGAAAGTTAGAATTATTGATTCTTACTCTAAACAAGTAATATTTTCAGGTTTTGCAGAAGATGTGGCAGAAAAATATGTTATGGGTATGGGTAACATTTTAATTGTTAAATGCTATGACAATCTATATGAATTAAGAGAGTTTAGAACGGATGCAATGACTAAAATGGACACGACAGATAGTGTCTATAATAGACGTAGTAAGCTAATTTCTAAAATGATTGATTATTCAAGTAAAACAGGAAACATTGCAACAAGTGATACAGACCAATTTGAAACATCAACAATAGAATTTCCTAACGGAACAGGTGATTTTATGCCAAAAGATGCAGGGAAAAGTGTTCTTGCGGCAATAAAACAAGTTTCTGGAACAGAACCTCATACAGGTTTACCAACTGCTTCGGTATCTCAAACAGCTTTCGGACATGATTATTATTTAGCACCACAATTTACATCAACGGCTACAAGTGCTACACAGACCCCGATGTTAAATTATTTTAAGAGAGCAACTCGACCAAATACAGAAGCTAACATGGATACTTATGGTATGAAAATAGTATTCCCATTAAGTTCAAGTGATGTTGAGGGTGGGCAGACTAGAAGAATGTTATCTGACTTTGACTTTGATAGAGTAAGAACAGATGTCTTTTCAGAAGCTGAAATTAAATTTGTAGACAAAGGTGGAGGAGATGGTACAAATCAGGGACAAGATAAAAAGTTTGCACCACTTAGAATTGCTAGATTAAATCCTACTCAAATAGGTGGAGCAAGTGGTGATGGTGCAGGAACATTTACTTGGACAGACAGACCAATAGCTGGTGACTATACTGTTAATGGAAACTATGTTTATACAGATGGTAAAGAAGGATTTGTACACGGTATTAATAGTTCACAAGATGAATTAGGTGGTGGTTGGTTGATTAGAATGTGGGCTGATACTATTGGCTCAGGGGCTAACGGAGCCTATCGACATAACGTTGGTGATGATATAGCTAAAACAACTAATTCTAAATGGGGTTTTGAAAATAGCTGGATGAAATATATTGGGGTTCCTGAAAATGATGATAATAATTCTACACCTTGTGGAAAAGTAAGACTTAGTAGTATTGCAACAACTAATTTGGCTAGTAAAAACGAAGTTATTATAAATACTGCTACAAGTCATTTTCTAGAAGCAGGTGATAGATTCTTACTCACTAATATTAGTTTAGGTGCAACGGGTGAAGTAACTGAAGCTGCTCAACGATTTAAAGGTAGAAATGCAAACGGTAGAGCTTTTGGTAGAGAGATAACCGTGGCAACACAAGGAGGCTCTATTAGTAGTAGTGGTACTGATTTATTTGTGTATAAAGACCAAAAATTAGCTACAAGCACTACAGTAGCAGACCCACAAATAGGAAATACTTCTGACGCTGATGAATTTGTAGAGCCTGGTAAAGATGTAAGAATTGCAGGTAATGCAGAAATATTTACAGTTTCAGCAATTTCAAAAAATGAAAGCGATGAAGTACATGAACGAAAAATTGGTGAAGACTTTGACAAAATTACAATTGATAGAGCTGAATTAGGCACAAGTGGTGTTGCATCTGATATGACATCAGAAGTCTTTTCAAAAAATATTATTATGTCTCAACACGTTCAAGGACAAAAAGAACAAGAAGGTGCAGCAGGAGCTATATTTGACCACAATATATTTAGAGTTGAGAGAGTAATTTCTAATACACAATTCATAGTTAAATCTGAATTAGGGGCTGTATCTTGGACATCAGGAACTTTAAAATGTGGACAACTAGATGGAGCAATAAATGACTCAGCAAGCACGACAGATGTTACTTTAGAAGTATCTACAGATATTAGAGCAGTTCATATACAAGCAGGTATGATTATTAAAATAGGTAGTGAGGAAATGCTTGTAAAAACGGCTACTTATGATAGTCAAGATGCTGATTTAGTTGTTGAGCGTGGTTATAACGGCACAACAAGAGCATCTCATAGTGATAATGCTGAAGTAATTAGCATGTTATCTCACGTAATACCAATAGTTGGTAGGGCACAATATCAAACTAAATTAAACAGTTGGTCAGCAGGAACAGATTACATGTTAGTATCTGACTTAAATTCTAATTTCCCAAGCACTGGAAAATTTAGATTAACAGAAATAAATTATAGTGATGATGATTATGGAACACATGCTACATTTGACTCTTCATCTCAAACTATAAATAGAGCTGACGTAATAGGATTTAATAAACCTAAGAATATGGTTGTATCACCTATGGATAAAAATGCTGATGCAATAAGAGTAGCTGTAGCTGAAGCTTTATCTCATGAATCAGAAACCCGTTCAGGCACGGTGCGAATAAATAATTATGCTTATCAATATATAGATGGTACGGCAAACGCAGTTGCTAGTAGTGGAACAGTAGTGACCACTTATAATACAGCAAACAACGCAGCTATAGACCCTGAAGCATATGGATTACGTGTAGGTATGGTGGCATGGAAACTTTCAGGTAGTAGTATGGCGGCTTATGGATATGTTTCAGCAACTAGTTCAACTACATTTACAGTAACTTTGAATAGTGGCACATTTTCAGCCGATGATAAATTTAGGATATTTGTCCCATTAAGGACAGGGCATTTAGTACAAATTAAAAATAAATTGGTTGGATTAGATACGACTAGCAGTAATACATTTAGTGATAATCAAACATCTTTTATGGTAACAAGTATTGACTATACTGAAGGGCAAGGACAACAAAATAGCACGATTACCCTAGTTAAAGCAGATGAAGGTAATACAGCAGTAGAATCAGCATTTACAAAAATAGCTGGAAATACAGAAAGCCAAGCTTTTTCTGCGACTGAAGATAGCACAACATCTGAAACCGAACCTCCATCCATAGACATTACATTTAAACCAGGCACTTTATTTTCTAGTACATCAGGTCAAAATGATACAAGTCATATTGTTACACAGCAACATGCTGCAGTGCATTGGGGTGCAGGTATATTAAGATATAAGGGTGAAGAATATAAAATAGCCCCAGGAAATAGTACTGATGGATGGAATATTGATAATGCGAGCACATCAGCACCAGGTATAACAGGGGCACAATTATTTACTACCACTGACATAGTTGATTCTGAGGGTAGAACCTCTAGCAATGGTGGGGGTGCAGATGGATATCCTGATTCATACCACATTTGTTTCGTAGATTTAGGTCAGCAAGGGGGTACAGTCAGATTAAACTGGGTGGATGTGCAAACCTTTGAAACAAATGTTAAAGACAGAGCGACTAAATTAATTATTGCAGAAGGACATGCAGATATTAAAGGACAAGCGGCAGGAGGAAAAGCACATGTTAAATATAAAATTAAACACGTTGGTAGAGGTGCCGAACAAGTAAGAGAGTCAAATTATGTAGGACAGGGTTTTGGTTCAGGACTAGTAACAGCACCAGTGCTTGCTTTTGATGGAGATAGTAATACAGGTATATTCCACCATAGTGATGGCAGTATTGGTTTTGCATCAGACGGAACTCTTGAAGCATCTATTGATGACAATGGTTATTTTTACATTACTAATGGTATTGTAATGGGAGGTGCTGGATTAACAAGTCTTAATAATTACATAGCTGTTTCTGGGTCAGGTGCTAGTAGAACAACTTCATTTAACACAGATGATGGTAGTAGTGGTTCTGCTACTAGAATGCAACTTTTTAATGCAGGTATGATTATAAATACGCTAAGTTCAGGTACTGGGACAGATTTAATTGTTGATACTGGTCCAGGATATAATTTAATTAAAAGTAAAACATCATCTAAAAAACATAAAAAAGATATAAAAGATACATTAGTTCCTACAGAAAAAATATATGATTTGCAACCAAAAGATTTTGTATGGAAATCAAATGATAAGTCAGACGTAGGATTAATTGCAGAAGAAGTAGCCGAAATTTTACCTGAATTTACAATATCTAATCCTGATGGAGAGGTTGAATCAGTACGATATGATTTACTTTCTGTAGCACTAATTGCTGAACTTAAAAAATTAAAAAACGAAATAACTGAACTAAAGGAGAATTTAGATGCCTGATATTACACTATCATTTACAGATGCACAATGGGCACGAATGGAAGCTGCAGGGATAAACTTAACAGGTATAGGAACTGTAACCGAAGACAATACTTTTGAAAGTTTATTAACGGCAAATTTAAATCGTATAATAAAAAAGAAGGTTGAATCTTTTGAAAAAGCGAGTGCATCCGTTGATTCATTTTAGTGAACGCAACTAAAAAAATAATAAAACTTAGAAAAGATAATCCACTATGGTCTAATACAAAAATAGCAAAAAAAGTGGGATGTAGTAGACAATATGTACACAGATTATTAAAACAAGAAAATTTACCTAATCCACCTAGAAAAAGAAAAGTAAGACTTTGTGAAATATGTAAAAAAGAATCTACAGCTAAGGTGCATAAAGGAAGATGTAGTTATGAGTATTACAAAGTAGAGCTTACATGTGCTTTTTGTAAGGTAAAATTTAGAAGAGATAGGGCGGCTATCATGCAGGGTTATCGTAGAGGATTTGACGAAATTTACTGTACTCGCAGTTGTTACAATAAAGGAAGGGTTGATAAAACACTTAGTTGGGCGAAATGACAATACCTATAGACAATACATTAATTACACAATGGGAACCTAAAATACAAGGTTTAGTTAATAAATACTATGTTAATGGTATGGACAAAGACGACCTAATACAAGAACTTAGAATGGTGTTAATGAGGTGTGCTGAAAAATACGATAGTGGTAAAAGCACAGCAAGTTTCCATACATATGTTCATAGAGGTATGATAAATACACTTATTACCTTAATAAATAAAGCCACTAAACTTCCTGAAGTTGTTAGTTTTGATAAAACTTTTATTTCTGCAACTGATGATGAACAGAATCCAAACGAGCTACAAAAAGCTTTAGAAGACCCTAATGCTGAAGATTTTTCTAATTTACTCTTGCTAGATGACATATTATCTGATAATAATGATACATTCACGGAAAAAGAAAAAGTATTTATTTCTAGTCGTGTAGATGGACTTACCATGGAAGAAATAACAAATGATTTAGGTGAGTCATCATATAGAGTTAGACAGAATTTAAAAGAAAAATTGAAAGCGTACATTGATGGAAAGCAAAAAGTTTGAAGAATATAATGCCAGGGATTTACATATTAAATTCATGGAGTTATATGAACAATTAAATTCTGAACCGTACAATGTAAACACAGGTAAAAATAAAAGTCCCTTTCCATTTGTTGGGGATGAAGTTAAAGGTTTAAAAAAATTATTAGAATCCAAAGATATATATTCACTTCTTTGTGGTATGTACAACGCCATTGGTCAGAACACTACATATTTCTCAGTTTTAAATTTTATTAATTCATTTGAAAGATATCAAACTCAACATGACCCAAAATTATATTGGTACGTAATTAGTAAGGGTACATCAAAAGTGAAACAAGCTTGGATGCGATATAATATATTAAAGGCTACGTGGTTTCCAAATGCACGACAAACACAAGAATTAAAAACACTAGAAAAAAGATTTGAAAAATGGTTAGAAGGACAAGAAGAGGTGGACTCATCAGAAATACTGAATTGACACCCGACACGAAAAAATATAGAATACTAGCAATCAACTCTTTAACAGATAAACCAATTGGTGTAAAAGAATCTGTTGAGGGTTTAGAAGAAGCTAAAAAAATAGCTGACCTCATGGCAGAAGAAAAAAATCGAAGGTGTTATGTTTTAGATGATAGCAACAGGTCAGTATACAGAACAGAGGAATAATGGAAAATTACGAATACGTAGAATCAGGAATTATATTAAACATAAAAGAAAAATCGACACTAGACGATTTCCCTTTTAAATCAAAAGACTTTGCAGTACATGGAAAAGCATTTAGTTTTATAACAAATTTTTATGACGATTTTCAGGATTTTCCGAGTAAAAAAGTATTAGCAGAAAACTTTCCTGATTTAGATATTAATGTTCCATCTACTGATTTTGGATATCTTACACAAGAATTTAGAAAACAAGTCATATTTAGAAAAGTAGTTGAATCATTCCAAAGAAATAAAGAAAATTTAAAGACTGACCCTAAGATGGCATTGGCTAAAATTATGGATGGTCTTGAAGATATCAACGTAGTCTATGATGAAGATGTTACATATTACGATTCTAGTAAATTAGATAGATTAGATGAATATGAAAAGAAAATAAAAATGCGAAAATTAGGTGATGGTCTTATGGGTATACCAACACCTTTTGCAAACATCAACCGAACAGGCGTGGGGTGGCAACCTGCTGATTTAATATCTTTCTTTGCTAGACCAACTGTAGGTAAAACTTGGATGTGTATACAAACTGCAGCTATTGCAATTATGAAAGGATACCGAACTTTATTTATATCAAGTGAAATGCCCACATCTGCAATTAATTTACGTATGGATGTAATCATGGCACATATGAAAGGCTATGATTTTTCCCACAAAGCATTAAGAAATGGTGACCCAATTGATAAAGAAAAATATAAAGAGTTCTTACAAGCACTCGATGAAAAGAACCTATTAGTATGTGACCACATAGAAGGTGAGTCAACAATATCTATAGGTAGTATACAAGCATTGATACGAAAACATAATCCTGACTTTGTTGTAGTAGATGGTATCTACTTAGTATCAAGTGGTGATGGTAGAAAAGCAATGTGGGAGCAAAACCACAGTTTGTTTTACGGCATGAAAAACATTTGCCTGGCTACCAACAAACCAATATTTGTCTCAACGCAAGCTACAAGGGAGGCGGCTGATATATTCACGCCACCTAGAGTCGACCAAGTAGCTTTTGGGGATGCCTTAATAAGAGCCTCTGATGTAGCTATAGCAATGGCTAAAGTGGAGGAATCTGACGAACAACGTATGGTACAATATCAGAAGTACCGAGATGGTATATTACCTTCTGATACATCACTATTACGGTGGGATGTTGACAAGGGGCATATTGAAGAAATAAACGAGTCTATAAGCGAGGAGATAGAGTTTTGATTACAATGATTTTCAAGTACTGGGGTCTTTTCAAAAAGTACAAGGATGTTCTACCTGAAGTTATACAATTGGTTGATGTGGCAGTTAAAGCAGTTGAGGATGGAAAGATTTCAAAAAAAGAGCAAAGTGCTTTGATGAGAGAATACTGGGACGTAATTAATAAAATTAAAGAAAGTAAATAATGATTGATTGGATAGAGGCGTTAGAAAAAGTTGGAATTGATGTGCCTTTAGGCACTGATGAGTTTTCCATCAAATGTCCTTTTCATGAGGATAACGTAGCGTCCTGTGCAATCAACATTGATAAAGGTGTGTGGATTTGTTTTGCAGGTTGTGGGCAGGGTTCATTAAAAACATTTCTTAGAAAACATTTAAATTATAATGACATACAATTAACAGAAGTTTTGACACCAAAACCAAGTTATAGTTTAGATATCTTTGATGATATCGACATTCATAATGCTGATGAAGAAATAGAAGATGTTTTTATACCTGATTTTATAGCAAACAAATTTCCAAATTGGATTTATGAAAGAGGTTTTACCGATGACATATTAAAGTTTTGGAAATGTGGCACTAATAATTGGGGTGATTTAATTATTCCAATTCATAACACGCAAAACAAATTGGTCGGGTGGGTTGCTCGTAGGCAAAAAGCTATACCTAAGTATATGTATTCCTACAAGTTTCAGAAATCAAAAGTATTATTCGGAGCAAATAAGCTAGCTAACGTTGAAAAACACGTCTTATGTGTGACTGAAGGTGCTTTAGATACTATGTGGTTGTGGCAATGTGGACTACCAAGTGTAGCTATATTAGGAGCAACAATGTCAAAACAACAATGCGATTTACTAAGGTCTTTAAGAATCGAAGAAATTGTGTTATGTTTTGATAATGATGTAGCAGGGCAACGAGCTGCTGAAAAAGCAACAACAATGCTTTCAGGTAGCACGCTAACATCAGTAATTAAGTTGCCAAAAATGTACAAAGATGTACAGGAAATAAACAACACAGCATTACTCAAAGAAGTAATAGCGAATAGAAGCTTTTTTTAGAAAGCTCAAGGAGGAAAAAATGGGTGGTATATCCATGATTTCACAGAGGCGAAAGCAAGTTAATGCTCCAGCCACTGTTAACAATAATCAATCAGAGCTATGGTTCAAAGATGGGGACCAGGCATTGATTAAATCAGTAGCAACAGGACACCCTGATGATACTGCAATGACTTACATAAAAGTTTACCAATACAGAGACGGTAACACTTTTAAAACAGTTCTTGATTCTGTGTTTGATGCAGAGAAAGACGACTTCGCACTACCTGAAGGATTAACTATTGATGGTATTCCTGAAGGTGTTTCACCAAAACAACAATTTGCTTTTTGGGCATACGTTGATGAGGTATTCCACAATGAAAGAAGAGTGGAATCTTGGGAGCCTGTGCAAGGCAAAAGTGGTAAAGAGATGTTCAAAGAAGTAGTAAATGACTTCAAGGTCATCAAATTAGGTTTTGGACGAGGGGATATTGTCTTCGGACAGTTAGAAGAAATCTATGAAGATGAGGGTAGCTTAGACAAGTCACCTATCCGAATTAAAAGGATGGGGGCAGGTTTAGATACAAGCTATCACATTACATCTTTAGCAAGGGAGTTAGAAATACCTGCTGATAAACAAGCAGAAATTGCTAACCTACCTTCAATAACTCAATACTGTATTGACACTTGGGGTGTAAAGGCAGGAACCGAAGCAGAACAATCTGCTGATAACTTGTTTGAGTAAAGGTTCTAATGATTGTACAACCTGAAACATTTGATAACACATTACAACGTTTGTATGAAAACACGTTTTTTTTCGTGGACGTAGAAACAAATGGGTTAGATGGACACGGTTACAATCAACTCTGTGGAATCGGAGTCGGATTATTAGAGTCGTCAGACACATTTTATTTTCCATACAGGCACATGCCTTTTGGATTAGTAAATCTTTCTGATGAACAAATAAAACTACTAATAGATATGCTTTCAACGAGAGCAACCGATTTAGTAGCGTATAATGCTAAATTCGACATCCGATTCTTGCAGAAAGAAGGTTTGGATATTTCTAATAAAAATATTATAGATGTTCTACCAATGGTGCGATTAACCGAACATAGTAATATTAATATGCTTTCACTTACAGAAACTATTAAAAGAAGGTATGGGTTAGAACACGCACAATATGATTTAGACACAAAGAAAATATTACGTAGTGGTGGGTGGACAAAAGATTTTAGTAAAGCACCAATTGATGTTTTGGGTCCTTATTGTGAAAAAGATGTGCTTTATACCAGGAAAGTATACCTTGATTGCTTAGACAAGATAAAAGAGACAGAACAAACAGACATATGGGAACTTCAAATAAAATTAACACATGTTTTATTTGACATGGAAAACAAAGGTGTAAAAGTTGATACGAGTTATGTTAAGAAAGCTACAGAACTTATAGCAAATAGAAAACAAGAGATAGAACAAAACATAAATGATATTACTAAAAATGTATTTGAAGGTGAATATAATATTGCAAGCACACAACAGATGGGACCTGTATTTAAAAGTTTAGGTATTAGCTCTCCACAAAAAACTGCTAAGGGGCAAGACTCATGGAATGAAGCAGCTTTAGCACAAATTAATCATCCTATCGCAGGCTTAGTTAGGCAATGGAGAACATTAGAAAAACTTAGGTCTACTTATTTAGAACCTTTTGATAATGAAAATGGCATGGATTTGCACACCGACTTTTGCAATTGGGGAACTGTAACAGGCAGATTGTCTTCTAGAAACCCAAACTTACAAAACGTGCCTCGTAATCACTTTAAGGTAACGGATGTAGAATTAACAGATGAAGATTTAGCTACAGTAAAAAATAGAGTAGATGCAGTTATATCAGCTAAGGGTGGTAAAAGTGTGGAGCTAAGTAATGATGTCATAAAGACGTGGGCTTTTATTGGAGATGAGTCTTTTGATGAAAATTCTAATAATCAAATCTCACTACGTAGACTAATTATACCTAGAGAAAACACATATCTAGTAAGTTTTGATTACTCTCAAATGGAAGTTAGGGTTTTCTTAAGTTATATTGCTATGCATAATGAAGCAGTAAAAAAGATGTTGCACCAAAGTGATGTAGATTTTCATGGCGAGGCTGCTAAATTAGCTTTTAAAGTTGATGAAAATCATAAAGAATATAAATATTATAGACAAACAGCAAAGGCAATTACATTTGGAACTATTTATGGCATAGGTAACGCAAAGCTTGCAACACAATTAAATGTTACTCCTGATGAAGCAGGCGATTATAAGAAAAGATATTTTGAAGGTATTCAAGGCTCACGACAATTTTTTGATAACGTAGTAAAAAAAGTAGAAACAAAGGGGTGGGTAAAGAATCGGTACGGCAGAATATATAAGATTGATAAAAACTTTGGCTATAAAGGGGTTAACTATTTAGTCCAGGGTACAAGTGCAGATATTATGAGTGAACGCATGATAGAGATACATAAATATTTAAAAGATAAGAAAAGTAATCTATTACTACAGGTACATGATGAAGTGATATGTGAGATAGATAAAAATGAAGTTCAAGAGGTATTGCCAAAAATAAGGGAATTGCTTAAAGTAAATACTTTAGGTATTCCTTTAGATGTTGATATGGAAGTATGTGAACCATCTTGGGCAACTAAAAAAGACGCAAGTAATTTATTAACGACAGAACAAGAAAGCGAGGAATGGGTAGAATGGTAACAGGAAAATTAGACCATAGCTGGAAAGACCAAAAAGTATTAGGTGAACGTGGTGTAGTGCACATTATAGAGTGGTTATACACATTACCTAAAACGACAGGGGTGTGGGACGTACAAGATGATAAAGCTTATCAAACTAAAGATATAGATTTGTTGTGGTCAATACAACCTGATGATAAAGAACTAACAGTAGAAGTAAAAACAGATACTTATAGTTCAGGAAACTTTTTCTTTGAAACTATTAGTAATGTATCTAAAAATACTTTAGGTTGTTTTTTAAAAACAGAAGCTGATTTTATTTTTTATTATTTTATTAACATGGGACAACTATATGTTTTAGATACGGGACTTATTCAAAAATGGTTTCTAGACAATAAAACAAGATATAATGAAAAGAAGATAGGCACAGATAACTTATATCAATCTAAAGGTTATGCAATACCTATAAAAGATGTGCCAAAAGAATGTATTAGATATCACGTAGGAGATTACACTTGAGTGAAAATAAAAAGTATAGTTTTACAGAATCATATAATAAACCCATGAAAGAAATTATTGACCCTGTACATTATGATTTTACAATTGAGCCTTTTGATTACATACACGACAACGATATGGGATTTGCAGAGGGTAATGTAGTAAAGTATATAACGAGATGGAAATATAAAGATGGTTTAAAAGATTTATATAAAGCAAAAAAATATATAGAAATGTTAATTGAAAAGGAAGAACAAGATGGCGAAACGTAATTGGACAACTTGTAGTGGATGTGATAGAAAGATTAATAGAAAAAAATTTGCAAAAGCACTGATACGAGTATGTTATCCGTGCCATCTCAAAGAATTAAAAGATAAGCGAAAAGGAATAGTCCGTGGCAAAAATAGGCGTTAAGATAGGTTTCACTTTTAGAATAGGAGCCTTAGACACAAATCAATATGGTCGAATGGATATGGAAGTACATGATATAGATACTGAACTTTCCATTGGAGACCAATTAGAAGAGGCTGGTGTTGCAATAGATAAAGTTTATAAAGCTTTACTTAATAAAGTAGATACTGAAATAGAAGGTATTATGAAAGAATCGAGTGATACCAAATGAACACTCCAGAAGAAGTAGCAAAAAGTTTTTTATCTGAATTAAATAGAGCACAAGCTTTAGAAGATGTATTGTATGAAAGACTTAGACAGGACGAATTGTGGGGTGACCAATCAGGGCATGCTGATGAAAGATGGTTGGTTATATTAATAGAAGAAGTTGGTGAAGTTGCAAGAGCAATGTACGATGATGATGAAGGACATGTTTACGAAGAAATAATACAATGTGCCGCCGTTTGCATGGCGTGGGCAGAAGCAATGCAGAAAAGGAGACTTAATGGAAACAAATAGAAAAAAAGCAATTGACCAATTATTAGGTAATAAAAAACTAAACATTGTTAAAGGTGATGACGAAGTATTTGAATATAACAGGATAGAATTTGGTATTCCTAATCTAGATAAATTAACGGGTGGTGGTATACCAAAGAAAAGAATGACTTTAATATATGGTCCCACGAATGTAGGTAAGTCTTATCTTGCATCACAAATATGTGCAAACGTACAACGTGAAGGTGGTGTAGCTGCTTGGATAGATACAGAACTATCTTGGGATGCTAATTGGATGAGTAAGTGTGGATTAGATACAGGTGAAATGTTATTGTCACAACCTGAAAGTGGAGAACAAGCATTTGAAACTATTGTAGAAATGATGAATGCAGGGATTGATGTAATAGTACTAGATAGTATTGCAGGATTAGTGCCTGCTCAAAATCTTGACGAAGACTTTAGTTTTAATCCAATGGCGTGGCAAGCAAGATTTGTAAACTCTGCACTACCTAAAGTAATGAACTCTTTAAGACAAGGCAGTGCATTTGTAGCAATAAATCAAGTTAGGTCTAGTATAGGACCTGTTGCTTTAGCAAATATGCCTGGTGGATTAGCACAAGGTTTCTTTTCACACTTTTTATTAGAAGTTAAACGAAGTGGTTGGTTAAACTCTCCTGAAGATAAAACTCAAAAAGTTGGTTTTGATATGGAAGTTAGACTAAGAAAAACTAAAGTAGGTGGAAGTAATTGGTCATCTGCAATAGTACCATTTAGAGTAGATGGTGGTATTGATGTTATTGAAAGTTACATGAGAGATGGAATTACACAAGGCATCATAAAAAAAGCAGGGGCTTGGTATACATTTGGTGAGGATAAGGCTCAAGGTATGAATGGATTAAAAGAACTCATAGTAGCAAAACCCACACTCTTAGAAAAGTTAAAGAATGACGTTACCTAGAGATTACACTAAACAAGAAAAATTACTTCAACTATGTTTAGATGTAACGGGTCTTAGATATGATAATCAAGTAGAGTTTGGTAAATACACTGTAGATTTTTATGTTGATGAAATAAAAACTGTTATAGAAGCTGATGGTGTTTATGGACATTTAAAAAAGCGTGACCGAAAGAGAGACAGTGAATTATATGAGTTGGGTGTGGAACATATAATACACATAAAAGAAAAAACACATCAAAAAATATGTGAGGAACTATGGCAGGCATTAGACAAATTGGAGCCGTTGGAAAACGAAAAAAAATAAAAAAGCAACGACAAGATAAATGGCTAATTAATAAGTTAGACGATATGCTTACGTCTAAAAAACGAAGTGGTATGAAAGGTAAGTTTCATGCATCTGTTATTGGTAATCCTTGTGATAGATATTTATATCTAGCATATAACGGATTATTACCTGAGTTACCCCTAAGTGCTAGAATCCAACGTATCTTCGATAATGGTAGTTATTTAGAGTATAGAATGACTAAATATTTTGAACGTTTAGGAATTTTAATAAAAAGAGAAGTACCTTGTAAATTAGAAAATCCTGTAATATCAGGCAGGATTGATTTTATTTTAAGACACCCTAAACTAAATACTGTGTTAGTAGAGTTAAAATCTATCAAAGGTTCTTTATTTGATGAATTAGATGGACCACAAGAAACTCATTCAATACAAGCACAAACTTATTTACACTTAAACAAACTAAGTATTACTACAGGATATGTATTATATGAAAGTAAAGACACTCAAGAACTAAAATGTTTTAGAGTAGAAAAAGATGATGAAAAGTTTAGCAAGATTTTAGATAGATGTTATGCTATAATGTCACTTAAAGCCCCACCTACACAATGTGGAGGCGAGTTTTATTGTGATTGTAGAAAGGTGAAATTATGAAATTAGAACGTATGACAGTAACAGGAGCTGATAATGAAACAAACATTAGAGGTATGTCTCAGTTATCAGAAGAATATCCATTTTTAGAATGGGGTATATTATTTCCATCATCAGGTGGGTCAAGATTTCCAACATCAGATTGGGTAAGAAATTTATTAGAAGAAGCAAAAAAAACCCCAATGAATTTATCTGCACATCTATGTGGTAGTGATTTAGATGTTGCATTAGAAAATAAATGTAAAGTAAATTTAGATGCGTTTCAAAGAATACAATTAAATTTTCACGGATTAAATTATTTTCAATTAGTTATGAAAAGTGTAACTGACACAGAAATGACTTTATTTACATTAGAACAATTTTTAAAAGCTGTATCAAATAAAAAAGTTATATTTCAATTTGATGGGGTGAATGACGGATGGATTTACAATTACTTAGACAATGGTGATTTTCCAAACATCCAATATCTGTTTGACACCTCATCAGGTGCAGGTATTTTACCAGGCACATTCCCTATGCCCTATAAAGGAGTCACGTGTGGTTTCGCAGGTGGTATAGGTCCTGATAATATAGAATCTGTTATAGAAACTCTTACAGAAAACCTATCTCCTAAAAAAGCTTTTTGGATAGATATGGAAACAAAGGTTAGAACAGATGGTGATTTAGATTTAAATAAAGTAGCCAAATGTGCTGATGTAGTTGCACGTGAAGTATTTGGGAGACATTCAATATGACACAACAGAGTTGGTTAGATGAAGAACCTAAAAATCCAAAAATAGAAAGGAAAATGAATGTCCCCTCATTAAAATGGGATTTAGAAGAAAAACCACATTTAGAATTTGCTGAAGCATGGCGACAAACTAATGAAGGATTACAAGAATATTTAACTATGTATGGTAACTATAAGTCATATTTAGAATATGCGTTATCAGATGTACAAGCTCAAGCAAAATTGTTATCAGACCAATTTGATGAAGCCATGTCAGTAACTATGTATAAATTTGTAAAACAAAATACTGATGCAAAACGTATGGTGAAAGAACAAGTTAAAGGTGCAGTTTTATCTGCAAACCCTAATCTTAAAGACCACGCACATCAACTAAGGGAAGCTCAAGCAGAAGTTTTAAGACTAGAAGGTTTATTGGCTTCTTATACAACAGCATTTAATACGATTAGCAGAATTATATCTTTAAGGATTACGAAATAATGTATATGGGTGTGGACTGTTCATCAAAAGGAATACACGCTGTAATTATTGATAGTGGTTGTCGATTAGTAAACAAATTTAAAATTCAGTATACAACTACAGACTTTTCTACAAGATTGACTGAAATATTTGATAAATTTCAAACTGAAATAAGTAAAATAAATATAAGACAAACTGCTATAGAAAAGGCAATCTATATTCAAAATGCGAAAGCAACTATACAAATTGCTTCGGTGGTAACTGCGATACAGTTAGCTTGCCACAAGCAGAGTCTACCTTGTTATTTAGTAGATAACAAGACCTGGAAAAAAGATATAATAGGTAATGGGAACTCTTCCAAAAAAGATATCATGGAATATGCTATCAATAAATGGGGAGATATTTTTACTGAACAAGATTATGCTGATGCAGCTTGTATTGCATTGCATGCACATAAGGAGAGTATAGAAAATGGGAGTACCTAGTGGGTATAAGAAAGCAAATGATAAGCCAACATTTCGTTTCAATTCAAAGGCGAAATATGTTGCTAAAGGAACAGTAGATAGTCTTCCTACCGAAAGAGGTAAGAAGAAAAAAATGACTGCTGAAGAGTTTAAAAAGAAGTACGCTAAAGTTGTTTGGTGTGACTTTTACAAATGTATATATAATGAAACACCAAAAGGAGCTAGTAGAACAATCGGGACAATGCTTGACAACCCACACTATAAACCACTAGGTCCTAAAGATGAAGGTTGGGTTGGTATATGTGGAACTAGAAAACCTGAAATTGCTATGAGATTCAAAACTGTTGTCTCTAAAGGTGTTAAAGAAAAAGTACCTCAATGTTTTAATGGCACTAGTAATCAAACAGGAAGAATGGACATGAGTAAATTCTTACAATCAAATGGAACCCCATTTGGTGGAAGTATTGAATCACAAAGTGCTGACCAAGGATTTTCTAACGTAGCCTATGATGTAGGACGGTAGCATGCCTAAAAAAATACCTAATGAAGTTAGGAATCATGCTCGTGAATTATATTTAGAAGGTAAATCTGGAAGAGAGATTTCTGAAAGATTATCTAAAGCCTATGACATAAAAATATCTACGCCTGCTATTTATGAGTGGGCTAAACGATTTGGGTGGAAAGAAATGGAAGTGGAGGCAGAAACAAAAGCAAAAGAAGAGATAATAGAAAGTGAAGCACAAAAACTTCGCAGAATGCAAATAGAACATTTAGATGACTATAACGTTCTTCGTAAGAAGGCAGTCAATGAACTAAAAGGTTTAGAATTTATACGAGCAGGTGAAGCAGCTAAAGCCTTAGAAACAGGAATTGAGGGTGAGCGTAGAGTAATGCAAGGGATGATTAATTTATCCTTTGTGCAAGAAGTTTTAAATATTTTAGTTGAAGAGATATCTGAACAAGAAATAATAAATAAGATAGCTCTTAGATTACAAACGTTGGTGAGTGATAGTACATCTGATGACAAATAAACAAAATGAAATAACAACATATAGCGATGCAATATCAAGATTAGCATCAGGACTAATTGAACAGAAGAAGTATCATGTAGGTAGCTTCTATGAGTTTCTTAGAGACATATGGTCACAGAGTTTTGATAACCCTGAGTATTTTGGTGCTTGGCATGTGGGTATATTAGCAGATGATATTGAAGAATGTTTGGAGACAGGACAAAACTATGTAGCAGTATTACCACGTTTTCATTTCAAATCTACAATCATGGGTCATGCATTTAGTGTGTGGCGACTTTTAAAAGCTCCAAGGGATTGTTCTGTTTTGTATTTATCTTACAGTGATGGTATGGCAAGATATCATTTATCTGAAATAAATAAAACAGTTTCAAGAAATCCAATTCTAACTTCAATGATGGATAATCGTTCTCCAAAGGCAGATTATTCATTTAGATATTATATTAATAAAAGACCTATGGAAATTATGCATGGTGGATTGTTTTCTTTCAAAAGAGGTATGCACGTTAACGGAGCATTGATTGCTGATGACGTATTAAGAGACCCCGAAAATCCACTAAACACAAGTCAAATAACAAAAGTAGAAGACCACTTCATGACGGAAAGTTTATTCATTCCTTTGAAGGGTGTGCCCGTTGTCGTCTTGGGAACACCTATGATGCCTGGTGACTTACTTACTAAACTACAAAAAGATGATAGATTTAAATCACGAGTATTACCAGCGCTAGACCCTGTGCCAAACAGAAGAGTCTTAATGCCTGAGTTATATAGTGAAGAATGGTTGTTGCAACAACAAGAAGCACGACCAAAATCATTCGCTTCAGAGTTTTTGCTACAGCCACACTTTGCAACTGAAGCCTATTTTAATGAAGAAGAAATATCTGAATGTGAAGATGAAACTCTTAGGAATCATCCTGCATCAAACATCTACAAAAAGAAAGATGAACACGAACAACTTTTTGCAGGATTTGACGTGGGTAAAAAAAGACACCCATCACATTTAGTTATCTTCAGAAGAGTAGGGGAGAAGTTAGAACAAGTACACCAGTCTTGGTTAGATGGTTGGAGTTACTCTGACCAAATAGAATATCTAAATGATATTGCAAAAAACTTTGACTTAGAAAAAGGTTACATAGATAATACTAGAGGTGAGCTTGAAGATAGGGGATTAGACCCTGTTTGGCACGCAATGCACTTTACTTTGAAGAGTAAACGAACTATGGCTCAAATCTTTGAAGAATACGTTAGTAAAAGCAAGTTGACGTTAATTCAAGACTCTAGACAAAAAGAACAAATTGTTTCTGTAAGCAATGACTTAAAAGCTCCTGAAACCCCTATGGGTCATGGTGATGCTTTCTTCTCTGTTGCTATGGCGTTACAAGCTGCATATGAAACAACTTTGTACAGATATGAATCTTTAGGTAGTGCATCTGATTGGCTAGACGCAGTAGACCCTTCAGGACAAGAAGAAAATAGTGCAGAAGAGTTAAAGAAAAAGATGAGTTTAGACTTCAAACCTGTTAATCAGAAAGAAGTAACAAGCGAAAAAGCTCCGAACCCTAATTGTACGGAGATGGTTTGCAGCCCAAGTTTTTGGGTTCCAGAAAGAAAACTTTGCATTTACTGTGGTCACAGAGGATAAGGAGAAACAATAAAATGACGACACTAACAAAACAAGCAGAAACTGTAGCACAAAGTCGCTACTATTTAAAAAATGATTCAAACGAAGTTATCGAAACAGCAGATGATATGTTTGAAAGAGTCGGGATAGCAATAGCAAAAATTGATACCCACTATGGAAGAATAGATGCTGATGCATCATTAACAGCATTAGATTTTATAGGGATGATGAAAGATTTAAAATTTATTCCTAACTCACCTACACTAATGAACGCAGGAACAGAACAAGGTACATTGTCTGCGTGTTTCGTATTACCTCTAGAAGATAGTATGGAAGACATTATGAAAACTGCACATGATATTGCAATGGTGCAAAAGTTTGGTGGGGGTACAGGATTTTCCTTATCTAAGTTACGACCAAGAGGTGACCGAATAAAAACTACTCATGGTATCGCATGTGGTCCAATACAAGTACTACAAACACTATCGAGAGTGTCGTCTATGATTACTCAAGGTGGTAAGAGAGATGGAGCAAACATGGCAGTTATGTCTGTATATCATCCTGATATATTAGAGTTTATTGACTGTAAAAAGGTTGAAGGAGACATACACAACTTTAATATATCTGTTGGAGTAGATGCTGATTTTATGAAAGCCGTTGAAGCTAAAGTAAAATATCCATTAATCAATCCTAATACAAAAGAAGTTGCAGGTGAATTAGATGCTAGAGAAGTTTTCGATAAAATAATATATGGTGCTTGGAGAAATGGCGAACCTGGCATGATATTCCTAGACAATGTAAATGAAGATAATCATGTTATAGAAGAATACGGTGAAATGATTGCGACTAATCCATGTGGTGAACAACCACTTTTAGGAAATGAGTCATGTAATTTAGGTTCAATTAACTTAGCTAAATTTTTTCATGATACTCACAATGATGTAGATTGGGCAGAGTTAGAAAAGACTGTAAAGACATCTGTACATTTTTTAGATAACGTAATTGATGCTAATCAATATGCAACACCCGAAATAGAAAAAATGACTAAAGCTACTAGAAAAATAGGTTTAGGTGTTATGGGCTTTGCAGACCTGCTAATTCAGCTAAGAATTAAGTATAATAGTACAGAGGGTAGAGAATTAGGTAAAAGTATCATGAGTTTTGTTAGAAAGACTGCTGATGCAGAATCAATAAAATTAGCTAAAGAACGAGGAACGTTCCCTGCATGGGAGAATAGTAACTACGGAGAAGATGAAAAATACAGAAATGCCTGTAGATTAACAGTTGCTCCAACAGGAACTATTTCAATGTTAGCTGATACATCAAGTGGTGTTGAGCCAACATTTGCGTTAGCTTGGAAAAAAGCAAATATTTTAGAAGGTCAAACTCTCTACTACGTAAATAAATATTTTGAGGCAGATGCTAAAAGAAATGATTTCTATTCGGAAGATTTGATGGAGCATCTATCTCAGGGAGGTTCTTTAGAATCAAGAGAAGATGTACCACCATGGGCTAAAGAAATATATGTCACAGCTCCAGAAATATCTGCTGAAGACCACGTTGGAATGCAAGCAGCTTTTCAAGAGGACTGCGACTCAGGTATCTCAAAGACAATCAACTTTCCAAATGAAGCATCTATTGCTGACGTTGAATCAGCCTATCTTTCTGCTTGGAGATTGGGTTGTAAAGGTATCACAGTCTATAGAGCTGGAAGTCGGGAGAAAGAAGTCTTGGTTAAAGGGACTGACGAAAAGGAAGAAATGAAAAACCAAATTCCGTTACCTGTTGATGTAACAGAAAAAGGTGAAACAGGAATCAACACGGATTATGATTGCTGTGAATCTGCAATAGTTGTAATGGAGTCAGGTTGTGAAACATGTAAAACATGTGGATGGAGTATGTGTCATGTTGCTTAATAAAGCTATCGGTATCTTTACTGATATAATAAAAGGAAAAAGAAAAAAATCTACCGTGAATAAAGCTGGTAATTATACTAAGCCTGCCATGAGGAAAAGACAGTTTGCTGCTATCAAAGCTGGAAGTAAGGGTGGTGCACCAGGACAATGGTCTGCACGTAAAGCTCAACTACTTGCACAGAGATATAAGAAAGCTGGTGGGGGATATAGGAAAAAATAATGGCTAAGACAGATTCACAGAGGTCACTCACAAGTTGGGGTGACCAAGATTGGGGCTACGTTAGTAGGGGTGATGAAAAGAAACCTAAAAGCAAACGTGGTCGCTACTTACCAAAAAAAGTACGAAGTGGTTTATCTGCATCACAAAAAGCTGCAACTAATAGAAAAAAACGTAAAGCTGGTGGTGTAGGAAGCCGAGCTAAGTATTCAAAGAAAGTAGCTAGAAAGGTTGGTCGTCTAAGTAAACTTATAAAATTCTTAGATGATACACTATATAAAAGAAAATAATCGAAAAGGAGCGTAGATGTATAACAGTCTACTTAGAGATAGAGAAGTTCAGTATATAGCTGTAAGAGATGAAACAAGTAAAACGTGGCGTATTTTAGATACGTGGCATGAAGCACTTAAAGATGTAAGTATGGAAGATGACATTCCAGATGATAATGAAGCCATATCCATCTTAACTGAAAGTGCTTTTACTGCTTTAATTAAAGAAGCAGCAAGACTTGGAGTCTTAGAGAACGTAGATTTTGGAAGTGACAACTCATATGAGTTAGAAGAAAAAGATGCTGAAATTGCTAAACTTAAAGATGAAATTAGTAAAATAAAAGAAGAGACTAATAAAAAAGAAGAACCTTACAAAGGAATGAGTGAGGACGCAATTATAAAGTTAAAGGCGATGGAATATAATCTTAAGATTACATCTACTATAACTGACTTTGATAACTTAACTAAGGAATAATATATGAAGCTCGGAGACTACTTACCTGAAGTTCCAAAAATTGCACAGCAAATGACTGACTTAAATAGTCAAATCAACATGTTGCAAATGATGCAGAAGGCAACAGGAGATACAGGAACAGCACCTACTATGGGATTAGACCACGTTGTAAATACGTGGGTCAGACATCAAATGGCATATCGTCAGCAGATGGTGCAAGATATTCAAACAATAGCATACTCAGTAGAAGAAATACGAGCTCCATTAAATCACATTACAGGTGAAGTATTTAGACGTGGGATAGAATGGCATGCAACTACAACTAATCCCGACCCTGAACAAAAAGAAAGATTGGCTAAATTCATGGCAGACGCTAACGTATTTGACCAAAGTCTTGAAGAAATCTTTAGACAGTTTCACTTTGACTTAAACTCTATTGATGATGCATTTATGTATTTAGCTAAAGAATATAAAGATGTAGGGAATGGTGAAATCAAATCTAAAGTAATTGAAATTAGAAGATTGAACCCTGCATTAGTAGAATTTGATTTAGATGCGGCAGGTTTACCTAAAAATGCACATTGGATATGTCCGTTAGATAGAACTGATGTAACTGAAGAACCAGGTAAATCTAAAGCAGGATATGAAAGAATACCTGCAATGTACAAGTATTATCATAGAAACCAACACATGTACTTAGCTGATAATGAAGTGATACATTTAACTAAGTATGCACCATCAGAAACTTATGGTTGGTCTCCAATACTTACTATATTTGAAAAGGCATTAACTCTAATTGGTATGGACAAGAATCTATACCGATACTTCTTTGAAAGAAAGATGCCTTCGTCTATGCTTATGGTTACAACAGATGACCCTGAAAGCTTAAGGCGTGAAAGAGACCACATAGCAGCTCAAACAAGAGTTGACCCTAACTACATACCTATGGTTGCTGTTTCAGCTAGAAACAATAGAGGTAGGGTGGATATGGTAAGACTATTCCACACACTACAAGAAATGGATTACCTACCTGTAAGACAAGAGATTAGAGAAAGGGTTGCAGCTATGTGGGGAGTTTCTCCTGCGTGGCAAGGAGCCCCTGACGCATTTGGTGGACTATCACAACAGACTTCACAGCTAACTGTGATGAGCAGAGTGGTAGAGGGCGACCAAAGATTATTTCATGAAAAGGTAATTCCACTTTTACTTAAAGCTTTTGGTATTACAGATTGGACATTAAAACTTCCTAACCCTGAAGAAAAAGCAGAAAACACTAAACTTGCAATGGCACAACAAAGAATATCTATTGCAACACAATATTTAAATATGGGCTTTGACGTTAAGTTAAAAGACACTGATGTAGATATGCTAGAAGCAGAGTTCATGGTCGGTGGTGAAGCTGTGCCACAAGCACAAATGGCTGGAGAACAACAAGCTATTGGATTGCAACAAGCTGAGATGGGACTACAACAAGCTTTACAACAACAAGAGATGCAAGAACAACAGCAAGCTATGATGGCAGAAGGTGGTGAAGAAGTACCTCTTGAAGAAGGTGGTGAGGAAGAAGGCACGATAGATGAATTGGCAAAATCAATTCCTTCATCTCAAAGAAAGTTCAAAGGTAGAATGGGTGGTATAACACCTGACCACACTGATAAAGCAGGTGGAACTGATGAAGAAAGAGACATGGAAGAGTATGCAGAAGCTAGAACAAAAGCAGCTGAACAAAGAGACATGGGTATCAAGAAAGATAACACTTGGATAGGAGACTTAGTATCTAGAGGATATGCATCTCCATTAATTAAAGAAGTAACACCTGATGGAACTCAAATGTGGTTCTCTCAAGATGGTGTAGATTATGTAGCTAAGTTGGGTGCGTTAGGCATTACAGAAATAAATAAAGCTACGTTCACTACACCAAAAGCAAAAGATGATAAAGAAAAGCAACGACCTCAAGAAACAAGTATTATGAATCCAAACATGGTTGATAATCAAACTTACGCAGTAGACGATGAGGACGATGACAATGACGATTAATTATATTGACGTACTAAAACAAAAATATAAAGGTAAAAAAGTTAAAGACCCAAAAGGTGGATTGACAGCCGCAGGTCGTAAATATTTTAAACGTAAAGAAGGTGCTAATCTTAAACCAGGTGTAAAAGGAAAAGCTGATACCCCAGAGAAGAAAAAACGAAAGGGTAGTTTCCTTACTAGATTTTATACAAACCCTAGAGGTCCAATGAAAGACAAGAAGGGAAGACCGACAAGATTAGCTTTAGCGGCTAGAGCTTGGGGGGAATCTGCACCTAGCACAAGACAGCAAGCTCAAAAACTTGCAGCTAAAGGTAGAAGAATGTTGGAGTCTGCTAAGGTTAAAAAATTTGTTTCAATGATGAAAGAGTATGGTGGTGGACCAGGAGCTGGTGGTGGTGCTGGAACAGTTGCAACTACAACAGCACAAGGCTCACCAGGTTTTTATACACCAACTTTTGGAAGATACAATCCAAAGTATGCTAAGAAAAAACCTTTAAAGTCTAAGGGTGAAAACCAAAAATATAATTTTACATATAAATATAGTGCAGATGATTTTGATTTTACTAAGGAAGATAATCCTAGAATACCTAGAAAAAAGGGACAACCATCTAAGTCAAAGAAACATTCAGACTTATATACTGATGAAGACCCAAAGGGAACTATACATGGATTAGGTTTCAAGAATGAAGCTAAAGCCAAACAATCTGTAAAAAAAATAAAGGGTTCAGATAGAACAAGAGCTCATAAAGTTCAAGCGGCAGTTGCCATGGAACAAAGAGCAAAGGCGGCAGGTAAAGCATCTGCAGCAAGTGAATATAGAAAATTTATAAATTCAATGAAGAAAAAGTAGGAAACTAATGCCTGTAAATGACAGACCATTAAGAAAACCAGATACAGCTTTTACTTCTAGTACTTATCGAAGCACTCAAAAACCTAAACGAAAACGAAGGAAGAGAGATGGCATAGATAAACTAGAAGCTTTTCTAGATGAATATAGCCCACAAATGGCAGAACCTAAAGACATGACCAAATCTTTAGTCGCACTTATAAACAGTCTTTCTAAAAACGCAGGTCAACTTATGACTTCAACTGTAAATGAAGATGCTAGTGCGTATGGTAATAAAACTGTAAGAGGTAATTTGGGTCCAAAAGTAGTTGACCACATGAAAGAAAAAGAAAAATATGTGGAAACAGATGGAGACCCTGATGAGTATGTATTAATGGAGCAGGGAGATTTTGAAAGAAGAGTGCGTGGATATAAAGAAGATGCTAAGAAACAAGGTCCTGAAAACAATCTAGATTCAGCAGCTGTTGGTTCAGGTACAGTCGATGTAGCTAAACAGTATAGTGGTTGGGATTGGAAGGGGCAACAAGGTGAATATAAACGAGGTGCTGAAAAAGATGAGATTGATGACAATCCTGAAATAGAAAAAGACACAGAACCAAAAGATATAGATAGTTTTATATCAGACATTTTGAAATCAGATGATGGTGCGTATATAGAAAAACATTCTGACGAAGCCCATGACACAGAACATGATAAAGAAGATACACCATTTAGTATGGACGATGCGAAAGAATCCATAGCTAATCAAATAAAGCAAATTAAAAATAAAATTAAAACAGGAAAATATGAAATCCAAAAAGCAGATGAAGATTATGTAGATGAGATTCAAGATGAAGAAGATATAAAAATTTTAACTAGAGATGCTGATGAACATCGTGGAACTTATACAGGTAACAATGCAGCTTATAACTACACACAAAAACTTGCAAAAGCTGAGGACATTGACGATTTAAAATGGACAGATACAGATAAGTTACCAAAAGAAGTAATTGAAAAAATAAATAAACCTTTAAAATTATTTAATCTTACAACTAATGAAATTGATGCGATTGAATTACCTGACCCTTTTCCAAACGGAAGTAAAGAAGTGAAAGCAGAGTTAGGAAAAATATTAACCAAACATAGAAACTTTCAAAAACTTGAGGATGAGGGACGAAAGCAAAGAGCAATTGATGAACAAGATGATGATTTAGATGAAACCTTTGTTAACTTTACAGATGTATTAGACATAGCTCAAAAAAATAAAATTAATTTAACTAAAGAAAAACTTCAAGATTTAATTCGTGATACAAGAATAATTGTTATGCGACAAAAAATGAAGTTTGATAGACCTAGACCTAAAGATTTAACTGACCATCATAACGTGGATATGGTACCTGAAGAGTTAAAGACTTCTAAAACGCCTTCATATCCATCAGGGCATGCGTTTCAATCACACATAATTGCTAAAGCGTTAAGTGAAAAATACCCTGAATATAAAGATAGACTACTAAAACTAGCCGAAGAAATAACTGAGAATAGAGTAATCGCAGGGGTGCATTTCCCTAGTGATTCTAAGGCAGGCATTCTATTAGCAGAAAAAGTGTATGATAAACTAGACTTAGATAAACTAGAATTTTGATTACATGTGACAAATGTCGTGGAATGATGCGACTAAATGAAGATAAAGATTTACACTGTTTTACTTGTGGTAGAATAGTGGTATTAGACATAAGGAGAGATTATGACTCATATCCCAGAAAAGGCAAAAAACGAAATAATCAAGAGGAAGCTAGCAGGGTGGAGTTGGACAGACATCGCAACCTGGATGAAAGAAAAGTACGACTTCGAGGCACATCGGACAACTTATCAAAAATGGTACGACAGAGAGGTCTCGCTAAGAGAAGGACTCTCTAGTGAAGACTTTAATGAAATACCGACAGACTTTTCTCCTGACGCACACGCTAAACTAATTAAGAACATTGAAAAATATAAAGGTGAAGCAAAGTATTGGAAAAAAGTAGCAGAGACATCTTTAAAACAAGAAGCTAAAAAAGAACTACTTATAGACGCTGTTAAAAAATTTACCCCTTCTTACAAGTCAGTTCAAAAATATAAGATACGAAAGCCCAAAGGAAAAGTTAGAGCTGCTAGTGCACAATCTATGGTCGCACCTCTATCAGATACACACATTGGAGATAATGTTGAAGCAGACGAGATGGTGGGTTTAAACTCTTACAACATTGATATATTTAATAAAAGACTATACGGATGGGCTACTCAAGTATTAACTCTTGTTGAACTACGAAGAAACTCTGTAGAAATAGATGAGTTAGTAATTCCTATGTTAGGCGATATGATTAGTGGAGACATCCATATGGAATTAGCTTTAACTAATAATGACCACAACATGGGACAAATGATTAGAGGGGCTAATCTTATTTCACAAGCATTAATGTTCTTAGCCCCACACTTTGATAAAGTACGAGTTCCGTGTGTTGTTGGTAATCATGGTCGAATGACCAGGAAACCACCTATGAAGAATAAGTACATGGATTGGGATTACATGTTGTATCAATGGGTATCTGTATTCTGTAAGAATCAGAAGAACATAGAGTTTCATATTCCTAAATCTTTTATGACTTCGGTTGAAGTTAAAAATAGAAACATACTTTTATCTCATGGAGACTTTGTAAATGGTGCAGGGAGTGGCACGGCAATTAGTAAAGGTATTTTGAATATGCGTAATATCTTACAATTTAGAAAAGGTCTGCAAGATGAGATAGGTAAATTAAGAAACGAAGAACTTGGTTTACCTGAATACTTTGATTCAGTTTTAATAGGACACTTTCATAGAATAGATGAGATAGATATCGGCACAGGTGCGATACATATCTGTGGATGTATGAAGGGTGGAGATGAATTTGCTATGCAAAGAGTGCAAGCAATCAACAAACCAAGACAACTAGCACTATATTATCATCCTAAATATGGAGAGATTGGTAAAGACATCATATACCTAAATAGGTTTGATGACAGTTCACAAACATTTAATGACGTTTTGCCAGAAGTTTGGGCTCCAAATTAGTATAATAATATAGGCAGTTAGTTAAACGGAGGACTAAGTGGCTATATGCGTACAGAAATCTTAATAAAAATTAGTATCTTTATAGCCTTTTTACTATCGTTAATGATAATTGTCGGGGAACTTACTAGTTAACAGGAGTAACTTGATGAAATCAATGTTAAAGAAAGCAGGGAACGCTCTGCTCGCACTATTCACATTTGTAACAATAGTGAGTGGTGGAATAGCGTTAAGCATTACGGCAATCAATCCAGTCAATCTATGGTGGGAAATAGCACCAATAGAGGTGGGATATTTTAATTATGTAATTACCTATACGATGGTATTATCTTATTTAGAATTTCTACAGACATGGTATTGGTATTCAATTGGAATATCGGTCACATCAATCTTATTAGGAATGGCTGTGCATATTAGAAGTCTAAAACAAATGATTAGACTAGCAAAAGCTACGCCTATGGCAATACTAAAATCCCCTCTTTACATCTATCAAGATGTAAAAGCATTTAGGGATTGGTTATTTGCAAAAGTAGAATACTTAAATAGTGAGTCAGCTAAGTGGAGAAGATTCTTTCAAGTAATGAAATCTCCGTATTCATTATTAAGAGGTCTAGGATTAAATCCTCAAATGGCAGTAGGTTTATTGGCAGTTGGTGGTACAGC